ATCGCTCCTAAGATGGTATTTCTCTCGATGGCCAAGTTCAGTATCCTGCCCGTTTGCTGATTGGTTTCCGCAAGTTTGGCCGAAATCTGCTCGTTGGAAATCATTATCCTTGCCGTGTTCCCAACCAGTACGCTCGCTTGGTCTGCCGTGATTTGGCTCGTTATGCCCTTGTCGGCTTCAAACGCCCCTTTCTCATCTTTCTCATCTTTCTCAAACAGCCCCCCGAACATCTGTTTAACCGCATCCATGCCCGCCATGTAAGCATCCAATCGCTCGGGTATCTGTTCAAAAAGCCTCATGAGGTCGTCTGTAATATCGTAGTCCGCACCGTCAATCAACTCCCCGTTGGGGCCGATACCAAACGACCTGTTCATATCCTCTTCCAGCTGGTCGAAAAGGTCGCTAAACGTGGCTGCGAACACCTTTTGTGCCAGTATGTTCTCCATCATGCCGTTGAAGTAGGCTTGGAAGTCGTCCATTGCACCCTGTACGTCATCATTGATGAAAGCCTCTTGCAGTGCCTTGCTCAACTGTGAACCCACATCGCCTGCCAAATCCTTAAAGTTGGCACTCAGCTCGTCCCGTGCATCTTTCGCCTTTTGTATCAGTTCCTGAAAGTTGTCAACCAGTCGCTGCGTAGCATCATCTAGTTGGTCATACGATGCTAGTAATTCCTTGTTTATCTCGAACTTATCGAAATCAAAGATGTACCCAAACTTCTCCACTAGCCCCTCCATCACGGGGACGGTCTCCCTGCTTAACGCTCCGATACCCGCCCCAACGAGCGCACCAATGCCCGCTCCTATTAACGCCCCAATTGGCCCCCCTACCATAGCACCTACTCCCGCCCCTACTCCCGCTCCATACGCCGTGCCTTTCGCTATATTCTCTCCAGAAACAACCTTCTTTGTTCCGACCTGAATTTGCCCCTTTTCTAGCACTTTCAACGATTCTCTTAGCGCACCAACCGTTGCGGCGTACTGAGCAGCCCCCGCCATAGCCCGTGCGTAGGGATTCTCTACGCCAAAAATATTCGATTGTGCGTAATCTAGGGATTCGAGCTGTAACATTTTCAGGTTATGAGCCGTTTGTAAAATCGATTCATTCCACGCTTCCTGAGCCTGCTTGTTCTTTTCGAGCTGCGAAACAACCATTGTTCCAAGTTTTACCGCACTATTAATCGCCAACTCAAGTGCCCCCTCGCCCGTTTTTGCAACTTTAGCAATATCCGACCCTATTTCAAGCGTATCGCCCAATAATGATACTAAAACTCCCAATTTGGGGTTGACGGCTTCAATAGCTCCGCCCAGCTCCCTGAACCCCTCGGCTAGGATTCTAGCCTCCTGCATCGGCAGTTCCTTTAGCCGCTTTTTCGCTTCTGCTAGCTTAGCATTCAGGGCGTCCCAGTCGTCATTGGTCTGATCAATGGTTAACAAGTACTCTTCAATGGCTGCGATTTGCTCCCTTAACATTTTGCGATTCGCATTCGATACGTCCCTGTACATTCGGTTATAGAGAGCCAACCCATCGTCGGTGCTGAATTTCACTTTAGTATCTAGTACGTCAATCGCCGAGTCTATGCCCAATATCCTCTCTCTTATCTCTTCGGCCTCTTTGCCCGTTGCATCCTTTAACTTCTCTTTTAGCTTAACCGCCTCGATCTCTAATTTCTGCCTATCGTCCAAATATTTCTTGTGCTGCTTCGCCCGTTGGTCAAACGCCTTTTGGTTCTCCTCTACTATCCTTTGTAGAGCCTCCATTTCGGCCTTCTGGTCGTCCAGCCTCTGCTTTGCTTTTTGTTCGTAATATGGCTTCAGTTCGCTCGCTATTATCTTTCGTTCGTCATCAGTAGTGGCTGCATTCGCCCATAGCTTCTCAAGATACTGGATATAATCCTCGGCAACCCCCTTTTGGGCTTCAAAGTTCTTTTCCAGGGCTCCCAACCTTCCCGTGTCGCCCTTTTCTTGTAATAAATATTTTTGTGTTTCGTAATCTTCGTATGCCTGTTTAATTTCTCGAAGTTGCTCCTCAAAGGTTTGCGCTGCCTTTGGTTCCACGCCCGTTATTCGCTCCCTTTCGGCTTCCAGCTTGTTAATCTCTTGCTGAAACTCCATGTATTGAGCGTTTGTTTCGGCAACCGTTCGCTGTTGCTCTTTTAAAGCATCAATCTCTTTATCAATAGCCTCAATGGTGCGTTTTGAAACCTCCTTTGATACTTTACCCCTTTCTTTAATTGCTTCATTTAATGAAGCTAAGCCTCTTTCATAATCCTCGATTCTTTTCTTATTTTCTTTCTCCTCTTTTCTATAATCCACCAATGCAGTTACCTCTGCCTCTTTCGCCATCATAGCAAGCATTTGATCTTCCTGCCAACGTGCCGGTGTCTCACCCATTAATACTTTCTCACGAATCCATTGCTTGTGCTTTGCTACTACATTAGCATCTTTCGTCCAATCCTGATTTTTAATGGCTTTATAATTTGCTGCTAATACCAATCCATACTCTTTTTCAGTTCTTATCTTATCCTCAATAGCGGCAATCTCATTCTGTATCTGATCCTCTGTCATTTTGCCAATAACCTTTTGCCGTTTTTGCATCTCCACATAATCACTCTGTATATCGGCAAAGTTTTCCAACTCCTTGTTCACATCTTTTTGCGAATCGGTAGCCTCTTTATTTTTATCTCTTAATTTTTCAATCAATGGTATTAATAATGAAATGCCGGCTATGACTATCCCGAACGGATTTGTCGCTAATGCGGCCTTTAACTTATTGAAGCTCGAAATCAGCACGTTGTTGGCCACAGTCGCCGCCTTTTTCTTGGCAATCGTTACCGTGGTCAGCGTATTATCTAGTCTCGTTTGAATGTTAGCGACTTTCTGTGTGGCTATCTTTTGGTTGTCAACAAGTATATCCCTTTGTTTCTGAGCGGTTAATAATTTTTCACGGGCTAATTTTGCTTGTGTTAAATTTTTCTCGGCAACAGCAAGTGATAAATTCTTGCGGTGCTGAGCCATCTCAATATTCGTGTTGATTATCTTTTGCTTGATAGTTGCCGCATCAGCAATGGCCGCTGCCTTTGCCGCTCTTAATTCTAACAACTGCATTGCCAGTTTGTCTCGGATGGCTTGCGTGGCTTCGTCCCTTAACATCTTCTCGGATTGCAGCCCCAAAGCGATAGCGTTCTGCGTTGTGAGTGCCCCTGCAAGTGCCTTGGCCTGCATGGCCACCTCCTCTTCGTGAAGTTTTAGCCCAATCTTCCGAACAGCAGAAACGGCCATGGATGCACCCTTCACCGCTCCCAATGCCACGGCCATACGTGTTAACCCGGATACAACCGTTTGGATATTGCCGCTTTTCAGCCCCTTGTCCACTATTCCCGCCAAGTAGCCAATAGAATTTTTTGCCGCCTCGCCAATGGGAGCTAATTCGGCTAATAAGGTGTTTTTTAATGATTTTATTTGAAACTCCGTACTCTCAGCCACCTTGTCAAAGGCATCCCCCGTCAGTCCCGCCACGTCCGCCAACGATTCTAGGTCGTCTGCTGCATGCTTCGTGTTCTTGCCCGTCATGGCTAGGATAGCATTAACCCCCTCAACCCTGCCAACCATCCCCTTGAGCGCATTCATAGACCCACCCGCCTTTTTGCTCATCAATTCGACCCCCTGTTGAAAGGTCATGGTCTTGCTCCAACCGTCCCCTAGGTTCTCGTTCATTGATACGATTGCCGCCCGTATCTGCGTCATAGCCACTGCTGTGGGTGTTCCTTGTCTCGTTAATGTTTGTAGGGCCGCCGATACCTCCTCGAAGCTAACCCCTGACGAAGCCGCTAGGGGTGCTACTGTGGCGATATTTGAAGCTAACTCAGGAAATGATGTTTTCCCCCGCTCAATGGTTTTAAAGAAAATATCGCTCACCCTTTCGCTCTCGTCAACCGTTTTCCCCCACGCATTCAATACGGTAGTAACCCCATCGGCTGCCACCTCAATATCAACGAACCCTGCTGCTGCTGCCTTATCGGCAATCGAAAGTAAGTGTAGTGCATCATCGGCCTCGTATGATGCCGAAATAATGGTTTTGAATGCTGTGGCCAGTGATACGCTCGATTGTGAACTGGTACGGCTTAAATCCTCAATGGCCTTTGTGTATTCATCCAAGTTTTCGGTTACCTCTTTGGAGATGGTGCTTGCGCTTCGCATGGCCGTTTCCAGCTTCATGGAGTGCCCCACAACCTCTTTCCCGGCTCTTACGGCTGCGTTCAGTGAAATGTAGGCTGCTGCCAACCCTGCCACACCCCTTACGGCTGATTGCATACCCTTTTCGATAACGCCACCCTGCTGCTCGGCAACCTTACCGAACTGCTGCATCTGCTTTTCTAATTCAGCAGCCTTGACATCGAATTTCTTCTTATCTATATCGGTTTCAAAATGCAGTCCGCCCATTATCCAAAGAGTTTTTGCGCTGCCTCAAACTCGGCCTGTGCGCTTTCAAATTTTTCTTTCTTATCCTTATCTTTTATTTTTTCCGTATCGGGAAAATCGGCCAACTTTAGCAACATCTTTACGTAAGGCATTTCGCTCACTTCGCTATCACTTTCACCCTTTACGATACTCTGATACTTCGCTATCCTTCCAAAGATGGTTTCCCCTCTGATTTGCTTATAATCAGATACTTCCCTCTTTTTATGAGCTGATAGGCAAAAAAAAACCTCTCTTCATCCTTCAGCCGTTCAACCATATCGAAAAGGTAATGAAGCTGCTTGTTGTTCATCTGCCGTAATGCCCTGCGAATTGGATACTTTGCCAATCTCCGCCCGTTGGCCAATCCTGTTGCCACATAATCAATCAGCACGGGATAGTTCTTTGCAAAGTTGATGTATAATTTTCCATCCTCCTCGGGGAAACTCATCTTTTCGCTAAATCCAGCCAACTGAATTACTACCTTAACTTTGAGATATGTCAGGTCTATGGGGATTTTCACCCCCATAAACCGAACATACATCTTGCCCTCGGGTCGCCCCGAAGCCAGATTAGCCAACTCCCTAACGGTTGCGCCCATTAGCCTTGATTTACTTTAACCTTCCAAGTTTCCTTAGTGCCATCGGCTGCCTCAACAACGTAATCCGTAGTGGTTGCAAGGTTCTTCGTTTCTCCGCTATACGGTGAACTTACGTAAGCACCCTTGCTCACGGTGATGTGAGGGGTGATTGATGTAGCACTGCCAGCACTTGATACGGTTGCCGTAACGGTTTTAGCCGTTGAGTTAATCGTAGCGTTGCCTACGATATTAGCAAAGGTAAAAGCTGTTATTGCTGCCTTCTTCGCTGCCGTTTCATTCAGAATGGTGAAGTAGAAATCACTCGTAGTTCCATCCAAAGGATAGAGAGCAGCACCATTCACTACGAACCTCTGTCCATCTGCGGTATTATCAATTTGCGGTGCAGCACTGAACTCAACGTATGGCAACTCATACAGAACGTTATTATCTGATAGAGCCATAATGCCAAGCCTTTGCAGTGAGTTCGGTGCCAACGTTGCCTTGAACTCATGGGTATCACCACTATTCGTTGATGTACCCCCGGCAAACTTCTGAATGAGGTTAGGGTCAAGGCCAATAATCTCAAGCGCAATCTCCTTTTGGCTCGCCTCGATTTTACTCGCCTTGGTTTGGCCTAACTCATTCTTTAGCGGCGTAACGGAAGGAGTACCCTGCGTTATTGCCAGTGTCCCCTCCTTCACATCATCAATCATCGGAATCCAATCCGTTGGCCTACCCTGACCATCGGTTACGGAGTACCAAATCTTCTTTATGTTTACTGAAAAATTCTTCATTTCAAATGGTTATTAATGTTAAAATTCATTCTCAAAATAGCGTAACGCTGGTGTGAAGCCTCCAACTCTTTCGGCTGTTCAGAAAATACCTGTCGCCCGTATCGGCTAAAGTTGTATTTCAGGTTGCCCATTAGCGATTCGCTAAACCCATATAGCAGCTTTTGTAACACGTTACCCATGCTCATATTCTCATACCACGTATCGCCCAACAGCTTATCAGCGTAGAACACTTTTACAAGCAGCAAGCCCTTAACAGAAACCTGCCCCGTTTCGCCCATCAGGAGAGAAATCACGCAATCAGGCTTGGTTGAATCGGTTGGCCTTGTATCCACATAAACGGCTCCGCCCCTGTGGGCAACATAATGAGCCAAAGGGCTGTTATCCAATAATCCTTTGATATCTGCCTTTATGATATTCGCCGTTTTCATTTCATCGTTCTAAAAGCCCATTCAACCGCCTCACCCGCAATCATTTCCGTTTGCGCCAAAACGTTCTTATTGTAATAGTTCTCGACAAATGAAGCATACTCCATGCCGGCCACGATAACAACGGAGTAGGTACTTCTACCTTTCAGGATTACATTGTTCAAATACTCAATGCCAATCCTTGCACCATCATCACCGCCCTGCTCCACCTCGAAGCCTCTCCAGCTTACTAGTGCACCGTTTTTGTAAACGCCTCCACCGATACTGCTGTTGAGGTTGCCCGTGTGAAAATTATACCCGGCATGGGTTTTAGCATGATTTTTCAGCTCTTCTAAAACGAACTCCAGACGCATCAGTATAGCATTCTCAACCCGCTTGCTGTAAGCACGAATCTCACGCCTCGCTGCATCTATTGCCCCTCTTTTCATGCCAAACTTAATCATACTATGATCTGCCTTTGTTTCGTTAATCTCTGATAGCTGTTAGCGATAACCTGATGAGTGCCTATGCACTTGCAATCGCTATCCTTCAACCTTACCTTTTTGCAATCCGAATAATCGGCTGTCCCCAAGTGTTTCTCATCTACAAGGATTACATAGTTAGCCCTACGATACTGCCCACCTTCGTAAACTGTTAGCTCACGTTTTTGAGCTTTGATATTGCAGGGATAATACACGCTCCAACTGGGTCGGGAAGGTAGGGGATGTCCCCACCTATCCGTTCCCGTTGTGCTTGTACCCGTATAGAATGATATTTCACCCAGTTCAACCATGATTATATCGAATTGAAATTTTCACCTACATAGCCAACTTTGCCTCCGCCTCCCTCTCCGTATTCATCGTAGATACTATTCGCATCCCTTTTCAAAGCATTGCGCTCTGCTTCGGTAAAAGAAATAGTTACCTCCTGCTCACGGATATTAGGAGCCTTTGAAAGCCACAGGTAAATATCTGCTTTGGCCAAATTAAACGAACGGTTAAACGATACCTCGGCTGTGGAAACTAAACCACGCTTTGCACAAACGAGGTCAATAGTACCCTTCGGTATCGGATAGTTCGTTAACGCTTGTATGGCTTCTCCCACCTTCATTGCTACCAGCCTGATGCATCCGTTTTAAAGAATATCATCTGATTGTAAGCATCCACAGCCGGGAAAGCATTAGCCTTGCCGTAAACCTTTCCGTAAGGCACATCCTTCTCCTCCTTGAAGGAACCAACCATAAAGAATGATTCCTGCGTTTCACGCTGTGGAGATTCAGTGTAGATTTGCTTCCATTGGAACCTTCCAACAGTTGATTCGGGAGAGCCAACTGCAACAACGGAATTGAAAGGATTGGCAGTGGTATAGCTACCATCAGCATTCTCCCTTGTAATCAGGTCGTCAATTACCTCGAACTGAATTGCATCCACGCCAAAGTATTCAACAAGCATAGCGTTAATAGCCTCAAGCGTAGGAGGTGCTTGTGTGTTGTATATGTTCATAACCAGCGTAGCGCAATACTTCTGGATGGCTGTATTCTTGCGAATGTAGTTAAACAGCGTTGAACTAACCTTTATGCTACGGATTTTGAAACCCCTCGTCTTTGCCGGTTCGATAAAGTAGGTTTGAATATCGCCAATGATATCCTTCGACGCATCGTTCCAGTTGTTACCAGAATGATAATCTTTCTGCCAACTCTCAATAGGATATTCCATAGCGGCCAAGCCACGCAAATACGGGCTGTTGGCAGCAGCGAAACTAATCGAGCAGGCGTTGCTGATTAAAGAGTAGCATAGATACCTACGCTCGTTATCCAATGCTCTCCTTACATTGGCTAAATCATCATCCCAAAAGGCCAGCAGCTGTGCAGCAGTATCAGCGTTCTGCATACGTGCAAAATTCTCTTGCAATTTGTGCCAACGCTCAAAATCATCGGCATCCATTTCAAAGGCCTTACCAAAGGTGGCCAACTCACCCTGAACGGATTTATAGCCCCTGCGCCCCGAAACGGGAATGCTCGATTTGCTCTCAATGGGGTCAGCAGCGATGTTAAGCTTATTGGTTTGCCCCATGATAGTACGCCATGAACCATCTAACGTTTGCGATAGCGGGAAATGCACATCTATCGTTGCGGTCGGGAGTTGATTCTCGGTGTAGTACGCTCTGATATCCTCAATGGTCAATAGTTGGCCAGTAGGATTTATCGGTTGTAATTTTGCCATGACTCAATCCCTCCTAATACTTAATAACGTTAATATGCTTCAACTGGTCAAGATACGGATCAGCAATGGTATTCTCCAACACATCAGCCCTTGTATATACCCCAACCGGTAGCATGACAAGGTCAGCATTTGGTACCTCCATGCCAAACTTCGTAATACAATCGGGCGTACTCTTCGTTTTAATCTCTGTTGTAGTAGTACCAACCCTAACGGTAGCGGCTTCACAGATTAAGAACGGCTTTGTTGATTTTGTAACCGTTGCAATAACGGTTGAAACTTTCAAAACCTCTTTATCGCCAGCCGTTGCCAAAACACTTGCAATCTTATAGGCTTTATTGGACGTGCCTTTCGACTTCATCACAATATCGCCCTCTTTGAAGTGGTTAAACTTCTTATCCACAATAAGTAACTGTGCCGATGAACCCTCCAGCACCAATGCCTGCTTGCATACCCTGCGGTATCCAGAAGCATTGGGTGGAGCCACGGGCGTTCCTTCTGGTAGGAATCTCCCTTTGATGAGGTTGTCAGGCTTGATGCTGACACCTCCCGGAATATCCCACGCCCTGTCCTTGTTGATGATGTTTTTTCGGCTCAAAACATCTTCATACGTTTGGATTTGTTTCATTTCTCAGATTTTTGTTTTTGTTTGTTAACTAATTCTCGGGCTTGCTTCAACACGGGTGTTTGCCCATCCTGATGTTCCTCCCGTGCTCTGGATGGAACGCTGAAATCCAATCCATTCGCTTTGGCCTGCTCAATAAAGACTTTGTTAGCAGCCTCTCTTTGTGCAATAACCGCATTGAATGTATCGGTATTCATGTTCCCATACACCGAATCGTAAAGAGCTTCCTCAGCTTCGAGTTGACCCTTCGGCATCCCTGCATAGGCTTGCCGTAGCTTGGCCAATCGCCCCTCTTTAACAGCACCCGCCTGTAAATCCTGCATCTGCGTTGTTAATTTCTCAAGTTGCTCCTTGAGGCTTTTTACCTCCAAATTGGGTTCATCATCCTGCTTTTCGGGCGGTTTCCGTTCTAAGAGTTTTTTTCTCTCCTCTTCGAGTTTTTTTAACTCCTCATTGTGCTTTGCTTGCAACTTATCGGCTTCCGTTTTCAAAACGAAGTTGATATTGCCCTGCAAATTCTCAATCACACCCTTTGCATCAAAATTACCCAACTGCTCATCGGTGGTTATCAGCTTGGAGTATTGTTCTGCCAATCCCTCCAACGTGCGGTCGCTTACCTGTGAGTTTTGCTCACGTGCGCCCTTCAAAGTTTCAAAGATTTTTTCCTTCATCGCTTTAGTTTTTTAAGTTAAATATTCCTTCCAAAAGTTTATCTTTTAGCCTGTATAAATCAAACTCCTTTGCCCTCTCGTGTGCCGTTTCGGCAACCTCCTTGTAGAAAACTATATCGCTCATCAGCCTATCCGTTAGCTCTGAAATCCTACCTACATCATACGGGTTAACCAGCGTATCGGGATAGAGGTACTTTGCCGATTCACTCCTTTCACTACAAATCATAGGAATACCCAATGCAGCTGCATCCATGCAGGAACGGCCAATGGAATAGGATAGGTGAGTATCCACCAATACCTTGTACTGAGTTAGTAACTGTAAGTATTTCAGGTAATCTGTGCTGCCGTAAACATTCGTGTAGGTTTTCATTAATCGAATGGCATCATCGCCCTGATAGAACAGCAAATCTACAGGATACCGTTTATCATAGAACGCTTGTGCAACATACGCCTCGTTGCCCAAATAGTTGTGAGAAATTACCCCTATCCTATTTTCTTGCTGTGCCTTGGCCACGCCACGAACGAAATCAATATCAATAGGATTGTGAACGAATAGAACTGGCTTATCGGTTAAGTGCTTCAATAGTTTTATTTGATACTCCTCAACACCCATTACGTAATCGGCTGCATTTAAAGCCTGTTTTAGCAGTTGAAAGTTAAACGCTCCATTCATTATATCAACCGAGTGATCGGCTTGGCAGATGAGTTTCGTTTCTGAATCCTTGCCCAAAATAGCCCTTACCTCAAGTGCTAAATCCAAATCGTTCGGTGCCAAATTCATGTGAATAATATCGTAGCTCTTTATGCTTTCCTTGTTGATTATTTCAGCCCAGCGTTTCACATCTGAACCCAATGCACGAATCCAAAGGTACTGCCCGCTTCGGGTTATTTTCTCCTCATTGATTAGTGAACTATGTATGTAGTTTGTTAGCCACAATACTTTTTTATGTTCATAAAGTTTCCACTCGGGTATGGAGTTCAGTATTTCAGCGTGTTTTCCATATAACTCCTCTCTCCTATCCCATAGCGTTTCGTGGTAATCCCCGGCAATGTACTCAATCTCATCCGTTGTGTGCGGCCTACAAATAATCGGGAACTTTTTATCCTGCAACATCCTTGCTATCTCCAAGTCGGTCATGCCGTGATACTTGAAGTAGTTTGAGTGAATAAATACCTTATCCGTATCGTATAATGATAATCCAGTACTGGCCACGTTGCAGATGTATGGCGTTTCCTCATCCTCATTCCACGGGATTACCGTGTGTGCATCCATGAAGTGCTGCGGTTTAGGCTTCAATGCCTTACCGTATGTGGTTACCGCCACGCATCCAGTTTCCTGCATAAATCGCAAGCTCTTGGTGAAATAGGATTGCGTATAGATAAAATCATCATCTATGGTAAAGTAGTATTCACCCGTTCGCATGAAGTAGAACTTTCCGGAATCCATGATATTTTCTTCCCCGATATGGTAATGAAATTTCTCATCCTTCGGGAACTCATCAGGAACCTCGGTGTATTCATTCAAATAAACACGAACGGCATCGCACTTAATGCCACGGAGTGAATTGAGAACTTGCTCACAGTATCTGCGAGTTTTCGGGTACGTTGCTAAATTTATCGTAATCGGTTTGCTCATGCTGTTTTCATTTTTAGTGTTTCTAACCACACGGGTCTTCGTTTCCAGTTTTTTGTTAGTTCTTCAACTTCTTTTATGTAATCCAAATTGCTTACTTCGGTTACTCGATTTACACTCTCTCCAGTTACCTCTTGCCCTTTGATTATTCGCTCGGTATCTTCATCAATCTCATCACGTGTTTTCAGAATATTTGTTGCTACACATCGGCAGTTTACGTGCCACTTTTGGCTGAAATCAAAATCCTTTGGATACGTGCCTTGTAAATCTGCGCAAACAATACCGCCCTTATCCAGCGAAATATCGTAGTTCGGAGCAACACTTATATTAATGCCCACAATGAAATCCTGCTGCTGCCTCCGTAGCATCTGAGCCGATTCATAGGCAAAATTGGTTTCGTTTCTCGTTAGCCTCATGGCATTTTTGTAACTTGAGCGGTACATCCCCCGACCAGGCCTTGCCACATCCACAGCATTCAGCAACCTCTGTTCCCCAAAACGGCTATTAACGTTCTCTCTCAAAACAATGGGATTGTTAAGGTATCTACTCATCTGTATTGCTGTTGTCTTGGCCGATTGCCCCTTGCTTACTGCGAACTCCAGTGCGAGTTCTAACTCCTGTTTGAATTGTGCCGTATTTCTCCATATCCTTTGAGAAAGGTTTAACCCTCCCTCCAAACGGTTGAGAAACGCATCCCTCGCATGGATATTGGGTGCTAAATACCGATTCAATGCCCTCGATGGTAACAACTTCGCCTTTTTGCCAAATACCGTTTGAAACAGCAAATCATGCTTGTTATTGGCAATCTCCCAGCAATCCTGAACGCCAGTTAGTACCAAAGTATTAATATCGGAGTGCATCATTCGCATTAACTCATTTACCTTTCTGTTCAGGTCGGGATGGTTCGCAAAGGCATACTCCAAGTTTGAGTAGTTAACACTCATGTTGGCAACTTGCTGAATGACGGATAGATAGATAGCCCGTAACTCGGCACTCAACCGATTTACCAAAGCCCGTTGTTTTTTATCAAACCTATCCATTTTTTACAGCAAATTGTTAATTTCTTGGTTTCTCTCGTTCATTATCAGCTCAACCTCATTGCTCACGTTATCCACCACATCCAGCTCTTCAACGCCCTGCTCGATACTTATTACCCCTGCATCCCGTGCTATCTTAATGCTCTCTGCCCTATCCTTGAGCGAACGTACACTGTACGGCGTGATAATGCTTCTACAATTCAGCATCTCAAGTTGATTAGCCCATACGGGAAACTGAACGGCCATTAACTTTTTCACCAGATCAAATTCTTCGGTGAGCATATAAACGTACTCTCCGCCATAGTCCTTTGCCCGCGCCTTGCTATCGAATAGCAGTATTTCCTTGTTATCTGCACTCAAGGGAGTTTTCTGCATTGCGCTCGGTGAGTTGTTGAACACCTGCGTTTGCTGATAGAACTGCTCCTCAATGGTTCGGTACTGCCACTCAACGGCATCCTTTGCCCCTTCCCATTGCACTGCATTCATAAAACCGCCTTTTTCGACAACGATCACCCGCCTCGAATCATCGGGTTTCTCCTCCACCTTGCTCACTCGGCCACCTTCGCCTTTATAGATAACATATGTAGGTACGGTGTTTTTATCAATGTACATCATCTGCTTGGAGAGAATATCCTCCATTATCTCCACCAGTGCCGTTCCGCCTTTGCCGCCCCAAACAGGCTCATCAATCCATGTGTAGATAACAGGCAATACATCTAAATCGTTCTGCTCAATATCTAACTGCTTCCACCCGCCACCCGTATTCTCATAGGTAATCACGGCACCCACAACGTAGGTGATTAACTTCATGGTGGCATCCCTTGCATCCGTCCAGCCAATGCTCAATCCTAACAACCGTTTCTCATCGCTGAAATAAGGGTACAATTTGTACCCTAACGCCGGGGAATAGAGGTTGTGAGTTAATGCAAACTCCGATGTTTTGCCTTTTATCGTTGTTCGTTTCTTTTCCAAACGCCAAACGGTGGCCACTTGGCACGATTTGAAGAGTTCCTTTCCTCTCTCCATGTTCAGGCTATCCACAGCATTAAGCACCTTGTAATTTATCTCTAATGCCTCTTTTGCTTCTTCCGCCTGTTCATCATCGTTCTCATTATCGTACTTTCGCACTACGTCAGTATAGAATAGCGATTGTGCCATTTTATTAACGGCCTCCTTTTGCTTGGCTAACGGTATCCTTCTTATTTGGTCAACGCCATTCTGCATCTTTACAGGATAACGAAGTGCATCAACCATGATGGCGTGCTTCATCTCGTTATACTGAGGCTCTAAATCGTTAGCCCATGATGGAAGGTTGAGATCGCTCTGCGTTAATAGGTAAACGGCCTCATTCGTGTTCGGTTTGTTGATTATTTCCTGTAGCTGCTCTATCGTCATGTTACTTTATTTTAACGATGGCAGTTTTTCCGCCACTCCCATTTTCGGGATGGTTATTTCTTTGCCCTTTTTACGGGTTTTCTCCCTGCGGGTTTCCTTACTTCCTTTGGTGTTTCGGTTGTCTTAATCTGCTGCTCAACCTCCTGTTCAGGATATTTCGGCAACATCCCCTGCCTTACCAGTTCTCGGTTAATCTCCTTCTTGAGCAGGGTTTCACTCTCTGCAAGGTACGGAGCCACCCGTTCGTGAGTGAGCCTCGAAAGCTCATCAACAAGTTTTAGCTTCACATCCCGCCTTGCATCCACAGCCACTATATCCGCTTCGTTGTAATGAACTCCATTGGATATGTATGTCCCCCAAACATCACGCTTGCCATCGGAAAGTTCATAAATAATTTTATTCGTTCCACCCTCAAACGTGGATATGGATACAGCCACAATCAGCTCCTCGCCCGTGGCTTTCACCCTTACCTTTTCACCTACATTGAAACGTGCCATAGTAGTATTTTTTTTGGTTGCTACAAAGATAAACTATTTTTATTTAATTTAAATAAACTTTTCAACATTATATTAACATTTCCACCCGCCTTACGAAATCGGGGTCATATTCGGAATAGCCCAACTCAAACCACATCCTCATAATGAAGTTATCCGCCCAATCTGGTGAATGCCCTATATTCTCTTTCACCTTATCCTTCGGGAGTATCCTTAATTTCGTGTCGTTATCCGCTTGATAGGTTTTGATTTGCCCCAGCTCCTCCTCGATGTACTGCCGTTCATCCTCAGCCACTTGGTACTCAAAATAGATACTCCCGATGGTATCGGCCAAATGGTATGCACACTCACATTTCAGGTTGTAGTAAGCACTATCGAATGGCCTCCCGTTATTTAGAAATCCATTGATTCCACAGTTATCCACTACCCCTCCACCGATACCATCCTCATCGGCAATGCAGTTTCGTGCCGGTATCCCGTGCTTGCTGCGCATGGTGTTGATGGTATTCTGAATCTGTACCGTGCTGCTAATATCGTAAACTTTCACATCCACTATTACGAAGCCATACCAAACCATGATAATAGCCTTATCAGAACCGTACCTCGCTATATCAGCCGTTATGTACCTATTGGCATAATCTCGATTTATGTGTGTATTGCTCCATATTGCTGCTATTTTTTCATACGGGATTAGTGCGGTTGGGTCGTCGTCATAATCGAAATTGCCGTTTAGTAACCTTTCCTTTGTGCTTTTATCCTTGATGTTTTTTAGATTTTCGATATACTCTTTCGGCAGCCACGGGTTATCTGAATATAGAGCGGGAATAAATCTTGTATCTTCGGCTTGGTTATTATCCCTGTATGGCTTGTAAAACGTGTGGTATAGCCAATTCTTCTTTGGGTTGAACGTTACCAGTATTTTACCCGCCAGCCCTATCTCCTCGTTGTGCCATCTACCTACTTTTGATTTTAGCACCTCGAATGCCAACGGGTGAACGTTGCCGGCTTCTTCAATCCAGCCACCTGTATATTCTTTTGAACCCAATGCCTCAAACATAGGGTCTTTGCGTGGATAGTATTGCAACTCCAAAAAATCAATGATGGAGCCATTATCAAAGAATATTCCCCTATCGTTTACCCGCCAGCCATCAATACCCTTGGCCTTGCATACCTTTCGCCACGTGTGTACCATTGAATCCCGCACTTCCATCAGGGTATTTCGCCCGAAAAACCATTTTGTTTCAGGATGTGTTACACACATCGTGGAGAATATATCACAGCCTAAATAGGATTTTCCACCACCACCTGCCCCACCATAGCCTATGAACTTAGCATTTTCCGAAAGGAAACACGCCCACGCCTCTAACTGCTTTTCGCTTCGGCTAAACCCGTTTTCTATCTCCGATACCGAGTGCATCCCTGATGTGTTGAATAGTATCTTTTGAGTATTTGTGCTCTAATTCCTGCTTCTCTGGAGCGTAATCGCCATCTATCTTGCTCAGGTAATCCAATGCCCTGACCACCTCG